ATGTAGGAGGTAATTTATACATAAATGATAATGTAAGTATTGTTGGATTTGTTTCAGTTACTGAAGGTTTATATTATGATTCTGGCGATTATAACGGACCCAATGGTGTCGCATACTTCGACAATGATGGGAAATTAGTTGGAGCATCTAGTACAGAAACTTCAATTGAAACAAGTAACTATATATTAACAACACTAGAAACAGCGGGAATAGGTACTCCTGCATGGACAAGCACTATTGATGGAGGATCATACTAGTGGCTAAACCAAGTACAAGACAAGGATTAATTAACTATTGTCTTAGAAAACTGGGAGCACCGGTTTTAGAAATTAACGTTGATGATGATCAAATTGATGATTTGGTTGATGATGCCATTCAGTATTTCAATGAAAGACACTTTGATGGTGTCGAGAGAATGTTTTTAAAATATAAAATATCTCAAGATGATATTAATAGGGGAAAGGCAGGAGGACCAGGTGAAGTTGGAATTGTAACAACTACAGGAACATCAACTATAGTCGGTACATCAACTACTTTTAGTTTTTATGAAAATTCCAATTATATTCAAGTTCCAGATTCTGTAATAGGAATTGAAAAAATATTTAAATTTGATACTAGTACAATATCAGGAGGAATGTTTAGTATTAAGTACCAACTTTTTTTAAATGATCTTTATTCCTTTAGTTCCGTTGACTTGCTAACTTATGCAATGACAAAAACATATCTCGAAGATATTGATTTTTTACTCACCACAGATAAACAGATAAGATATAACAAAAGACAAGATAGATTATATTTAGATATAGATTGGGGAGCACAATCTAAAGATACATTTTTTGTAATTGATTGTTACAGGGCATTAGATCCAGAATCATTTACTCAAGTTTATAATGATTCATTTATAAAAAAATACTTGACAGCACTTATAAAAAAACAATGGGGACAAAATTTAATTAAATTCAATGGAGTCAAACTTCCTGGAGGAATTGAACTAAATGGAAGACAACTTTATGAAGATGCCGAAAGAGAATTGGAAGCAATAAAACAGAGTATGTCTTCTGAATATGAACTTCCACCATACGATATGATAGGTTAATAACTATGGCATTAAATCCATTTTTTCTTCAGGGTTCTTCTACAGAACAATTCTTAGTTCAAGATCTAATTAATGAACAGTTAAAAATTTATGGTATTGATGTATATTATTTACCAAGAAAAGTAATAAATATTGATAATATTCTCAACGAAGTAGAAACATCAAAATTTAATGATAGTTTTTTAATAGAAGCATATCTTGATAATTATGAAGGATATTCTCCTGGATCTGATATTATGACAAAATTTGGATTGAGATTGAAAAATGAAATAAATTTAATTATTTCCAGAGAAAGATTTGAGGATTTTATTTCGACATTTTTACAGGGAACCAATTATGCTATTGAACAAGGTTCTTTAACTGGAATTGAACCATTATTAGCAAATAGACCTTCTGAAGGTGATTTAATTTATTTTCCTTTAGGTCAAAGATTGTTTGAGATAAAAAGAGTCGAACATGAAAAACCTTTTTATCAACTAGGTAAAAATTATATCTATGAACTTCAATGTGAACTCTATGAATACGAAAATGAATCTATTGATACTTCAATAGAAGAACTTGATAGAACTGTAGAAGATGAAGGATATATTACAACCATAAATTTAGCACCAGTTTCTGCTACTAATGTGGAAGCAGGGGCACTTATTTCAGATGGAGTAGTAGGACAAATTATTCTCAACGAAGATGGTTATGGATATACTTCAACACCTACTGTGACTATATCAGAATCTCCGGGAGGAGTTTTTGGAATTAATGCAACCGCAGTCGCAATTACAACTTCTGTAGGTGGAATACAATCCATCGAATCTATAAGAATTACTGATGGTGGAAGAAATTATGATGTTAACAATCCTCCAACAGTAACAATTACTGGGGGAGGTGGGGTAGGTGCATCAGCAACATCTGTTGTTGTAAATGATGGGTTAAGAAAAATTTTACTTACTAATAGTCCAATCGGTTATTACCAAAAACCAACAGTATCAGTTCCAAATCCAGAACCTGGTATTGGTCAAACGGCATTGGTGGAAGCAATTATTGATAGTAATGGTACGATAACATCATTTCAAATTACTAATGCTGGTTTTGGGTATACAGTAACACCTACAGTTTCCGTTTCTGCTGCTGGTACTGGATTTGGGGGAAATTTTGAGTATAATGAAAAAGTAACTGGAACTACTTCCGGAACAATCGCATATGTAAGAGAATTTGATATATTAACAGAAGTAGATTCGGCAAATCCTCCTGGAGTACTGAGAGTCGCTATAAATGATGGCAAATTTTTATCTGGAGAACTTATCGTAGGATCAGAATCGTCGGCAAGTTATATAGTTACATCTTACAATTCAAATAGTTACGAGGATTCATATGACTCTAACGAAGAATTTGAATTAGAAGGAGAAAGTATATTGGACTTCACAGAAACTAATCCATTTGGAGAATTTTAATGTTAGGAACATATTTTTATCACGAAATCATACGCAAAACTATTATTGGTTTTGGTACACTATTTAATAACATTTATATTAAACATCTAGAAAATGATGGAGATATTGTCGATGAGACTAAAGTGGGATTAAGTTATGGTCCATCACAAAAGTTCTTAGCAAAAATTCAACAACAGGCAGATCTTTCAAAATCTATTGCAATTACTTTGCCTAGAATGTCTTTTGAAATGACAGGACTAAGATATGATTCCGCAAGGAAAACTACTATTACTCAAACATTTAAAGCATGTGGAAAAGATGGAACTACAAAAATAGTTTACATGCCTGTTCCATATGATATTGATTTTGAATTGAGCATTTATGCAAAGTTAAATGATGATGCATTACAAATTATAGAGCAAATTTTACCCTTCTTTCAACCATCTTTTAACCTTACAATTGATTTAATTGAATCTATTGGGGAGAAAAAAGATATTCCAATTGAATTAAATAGCATAGATTTTCAAGATGATTATGAAGGTGATTTTTCTGTAAGAAGGGCATTAATTTATACCTTAAGATTTACCGCAAAGACATATGTATTTGGACCAATTGCAGATTCTACGGATAATTTAATCAAAAAAGTTCAGGTTGATCTTTATACCAACACTAATAGAAAGACTGCGAAGAGAGAAATGAGATATATTACAACTCCTAGAGCAAAGAAAGATTATGATAATGATAATACTGGAGATTTGACAGAAACAATTGCAGAAAATGATATTCTAATTCCTGTACAAAGCACTACAGGATTTAATGTTGGTGACAGAGTTTCTATTGATCAAGAAATAATTTATATTAAAGAAATTCCCTCTTCAACACAATTATATGTTGAAAGAGGTTTCGAATCAACTACAAAAGCAACACATCTCAAAGATGCAGATTTAAATATTCTAACTCCTGCGGATGATGCACTCATCGTACCTGGTGATGATTTTGGTTTCAATGAAACATGGGAAACTTTTTCCGATTCTAAAAATTATAGTCCAACTCAACAAATTGACATTTAATAGATATGAATAACAATTATGATTCCATAGATGAGGCTCTGAATATTGAGAGTGATATTGTCGAGTCAAAACCAATCAAAAAACCTAAAATTGTAAAATCGAAAGATGATGATATAGAGAAAGATTATATCTATAGTCGTGCGAACCTCTACTCCCTCATAGAGAAGGGTCAGGAGGCAATCAATGGCATTATGGAGGTAGCAGGGGAAGGAGGCAGTCCAAGGGCATATGAGGTCGCAGGGCAGTTGATTAAGAGTGTTGCTGATACTACTGATAAGTTAATTGATCTACAAAAGAAACTTAAGGATGTAGAAGACGAAACTAAGAAAACCACAAATAATGTTACTAATAATGCAGTGTTTGTTGGGTCCACATCAGAACTTCAAAAAATGCTTAAGCAAGGTTTTCTAAATAATAAAGAATAGACTACTTTTCATCGATGAAAAAGTGTAAGCAAGGATATTATTATTGTTATACGGATGAGGTTTGTAAACCTATTCCGAAGGGTTTAAGAGTAACCGCTAGATTTTCTGGTGGTGGAAAAGAACCAGAAGAAACTGGTATCGATGTTCCCACAAATG